GAAGTCTCCCTCTGCAATTTGCTGTTGGTACTCGATGTCTTCTACATAGGCCTGAAGAGCTTCTTGCCGAGCCTGCCGTTGCTCCTGAAATACCTGAGAAGTCTCGCCCTGGTTAGTAGGCTTACCTACAATGGAGGCGGGTGCCTCGATGTGCATGTGGTTGGTATGCTGCTCCCCGGCACTCCCGGTTCGACGAGGGATCAGTTGGCCAGGCCCGTCACCGCCGGGCTCGTAGATACGACCGTTCCACAGCACTCGGTAACCACGGGACTGATAAGACCGAGCAAGGGCGTCAAACCGAGTCCGGGTTCCCGGGTCGTCGGCCTCCACAACGCCCGTTCCCACATTGACATCAATGGCGTTGGTATGAGCGCTCCTGTGGGCACCGGGGGTAATCCCGCCGAACAGCGGGTTCTCGCTCACCCGAAGGCCTTGACCTTGCAACTCACGGCCGGCCATCTGAAGAGCCTGGCCCCGACTGCGGAATACCTGGACGCCTTCACCATAAGCTTGGTTTGTCTCACGGGCTTGGTCAGTAAGCCGACGCTCTGCCTGCTCACGCCGGCGCATCGCCGCCTCAAACCCTTGCTGAAGTCGAGCCTGTGCAGCAAGCAGGGCGGTACGATCCCGAACGGGGTGAAGGTTCCTCGTTTCCTGCTCATAGATACGCTGAAGCCGGGTCTCCTCGTCATCGTAGGCATTGCGGATAGCTGCGCGAGGATCAGTGGCTGCTTCCGCGTCACCCCGGACACTACGTATCTCAACCTGTTGCTGAGCCCGTCGAGCGGTGCTGTAAGTCGCCTCTGCTTGACGGAGTGTTTCTTGCGCCTGACGGAGTCGAGCGTTAGCGGCCGCGTAGGCCCCCGTCGCAGCCTCAAGCCCTCGACCCGTGGCTGTCTGCTGTGCTCGTGCTGCTGCTTCTTCTGCTCGCTCAGCAGCGGCAAGTTCATCGCTTGCGGTATTCCGCCGACGCTCTGCTTCGGCAAGGCCAATTCCTGCGCGTTGACGGTCAAGCTCAAGGGCTTCACGGTTGTTGACGTTCGCCCGTTCTTGTTCACGATTGAAGTCTTCCAGGGCTTTGGTCAAGTCCTCAAGGGTTGCCTTGCGAACCTTCTCAGCGTCGAGCAAGTCAAGGGTAGCCTTTTCAGCTTCCTTCGTCTTGCCCATCATCAAGCCGAGGAACAATGTAAAGCCGATGATAGCAGCACCCCAAGGCCCGGCCATGAAAGCCGCAACACGTCCCACAGTGCCGCCCATCCCCGCGAGTGCAGCCGCAGTCTGACCGCCCTGCTGTGCAAGGATCACCAGCGGGCTAATCCCGGAGGCGAGTGATGCCGTAACGTCCTGAGCCTGATAACCAAGCTGGACATACATAGAGTTCATTTGACCCATCGACCGGACGTTGACGTCCATCTGGGCCTTGGCCTGCTGCTGTATCTTCGCCCACTCACCTGTGGCCAACTTGTTTTGCAGCAAGAGCTGGGTAGCCTGCCGCATCACTTGGTTATAGCGTTGCTGCGAGGCGAAGACTGGATCAATACTTGCGCGTAGTTGCTGAGCAGCGGCGTTGGCCTCGCGTTCTGCAGCAGCCCGTCGGCGAGTAGCCTCGGCGGCTTCACGAGCAGCAGCGATAGTTAGACGTTCCGCTGCCCGTTTCTGGCCTGCCGCTGCTCGAGCCTCAGCAGCTGCTGCCCTGATAGCTTCTCTTTCTGCTTGCTTAGCAGCTCTTACTTCATTTGCGGCTTGCTGAGCAGCAGCGCCTTCGACAGAAGCCTGAGTTCGTGCCAACTGAATAGCACGGTTCGAGTAGTCCTCAGCAGCCTGACGTGCTCGCTGAGCCTGAGCCTGTAGCGATGCCGCAGCACGTTGCGATGACGCCTCGGCAGCACGGGCTGCTAGGTCCCAGGCTCGCTGAGCAGCACGGGCGGCGGCTTCCTCTGCACGTTGCCGGGCGTATGCGAGTTGGGCTACCGACCCATCCGTTGCAATGGAGCCGGGAGCCACTCCTCGAGTACTTGGGCTTGCGGCAGTCTGGGCAAGCTTCCTGGCTTCAAGTGCGGCTTGTCGAGCAGTTTGTGCAGACAACCTCATGGCTGCCTGTTCCCGACGCTGTGCGGCTTCCACAGCTGCGGCAGCTTCACGGGCAGCTCGAGCCTTTTCCGCCGTAGCTACTCGGGACGCTTGGCGTTCTGCCTCGGCTGATGCTCGAGCTTCTGCTCTTTGCTGCGCCGCCTGTTGACGAGCCTGAGCCGCTGCGGCCTTGGCCGATTGACTGCTGCGATTGATCGACTCGATCTGAGCATCCAGGGCTGCCTTCGCTGCATGAGCGCCTGCAGCATAGTCGTCCTGGGAGATACGGCCCGCCGCCAAAAGCCGCTGGTTGTCAGCCAGCGTCTTGTTGTATCGCTCGGTTGCAGCAAAGGCGGGATCGATGCTACTCTTGAGACGACGGAACGCGGTGTCGAGTTCCTTCGCCTCCTTGTTGACGTTGCGGATCGAAGTAGTTGCCCGCTTCGATCCTTGCTCAACGCCTGACGGGTCCGAGCCGATGTTGATATTCAGGTTTTCGGTTTCGTCAGCCATTTAACACTCCGCCAGAACCAGAGAGTAGTTGGGCAAGGTCGTTTAAGTTACCGACATCACCCTTTGTCCCGATTGGTTTATTCGCAGGCCGAGCCTCATTGCTCGACCCTTTCTTCCCATCCTTCTTACCAATCAAGCCAAGGTATCCCGCAACAGCGATGTAGACGGGTGGTCCAAACTTCTCCCAGTGATCGACCATTCGGTCATACTTGACAAGGGACCACTTCTTCCTTACGCCGTTCCAGCTTCCTCCTTCGCATCCGGCTGCAACGAGCTCGGCAATGATTGGGCTGAAGTCTCCATTGAAGGGTTCGGAGCTTCCTCCTCCCCCTCTTCGGCTTCCCCCTCTTCGGGTTCCAGCCCGGCCTCCCGGGTGATCTCGACAACCGACTCGCGGATACCGGAGATCTCAGTGGCCTTGGTTTTCCGCTTCAGGAACTTGGCGACCAGCGCAAAGACTTGGTCATCCCGATCCTCTGTGGGCTTGATGTCCTCAGGCTTGATCCCGTATGTATCAAGCTCAAAGTTGTCAGCCTCCACAAGGCCCGCGGCGATGATGTGGATTGCCGCAGATACGCCCTTCATCGGGTCGAGAGCGGTCATCGCCTCTTCGATAAAGGGCCAGGCGCGTTCAAGCGCAACGAAGTTCAGTTCGGGCACCTCATACTTGGTGCCCCCGATAATTGCCTTAGCCATTGGTTGTCCCTCCTTTGGCGGTTGAAGTAGGTGGGCGGGGTCAACCGAAGTATCACCCGCCCACAGTCGATCAGGCGCCGCCGCCGGTGATCGAGGTGGTCGACAGCTTCAGAACACGGTTGGCCGCGTCGGCGTGAGCCGAACCCGACAGCTCCGCGATCAAGTAATCGTCCATCTTCAGCGGCAGGGACAGCTTGTCCGCCACAGCCGAGTACAGGATGATCGTGAAGCTTTTGCCGTCATACAGCTGCGAGGCAACCAGCTGGAACTTGGGCGTCGAGCCCATCAGCTGATTGGTCACGGTCAGCGTTCCGCCGTTTGCGCCTTCATACATATAGTTGAAGAGCAAAGCAGCCGAAGCCTGCGCTACGTTGAAGGTGTAGACACCCGCAGCGCTGACCGTGTATTCGCCCGCAGCCGGCGTGGCAGCAACCTGCTTGAGAGGCAGGCCGGTGGTTGCGAAGTAGACGCCCTGGTCCATGAAGAAGTTGGCCGCATTCGCAACGGTCCGGTTATAGGGAGCCATCGCGGGAACGGTTCCCGTCTCGTTGAAGACCTGGAGAAGCTCATCGCCGGCTTCAACTGTTTGGCCGAAATAGACCTCGTTGAAGGCGGTCGCATCGATGTTACCCGTTGCAGCCTTCCACTCGACCTTGGTCTTGCCGCGGGCAGTGTCCAGCGCGAACTGGTACTGACCGTAAAGCTCCTTGATGTCCGCCGACAGTTCGATGGACACGTCCTGCAATGCGCCAAACTTGAGCGGGGCGCCGCCGCCAACCGGGGTAGCGAAGAGCTGCCCGGTACCGAAGACATACTGTGTCATGCCTTATTCTCCTCATCGATCATCGAAGCAAGCTCGGGCAGCCGCTTCATCAGGTAGTTGAAGGCCTCGGTGTTACGGGAGATGGGCGAACCATGAACCCGCTTCGAGACCCACTTGTGAATGGCCCGCAGGGTCGGCGTTTCCTCGAACGTCTCCGAAGTCGGGAGCTCGGGCTCCGGTTCGGCCACGGCCGGGGAGGCCTTTGCTGCTTCCACAGTCGGTTCGGGCTTGGTAGCCTTTGCGCCTGGGCCAGTGGAATTCTTCTTATCTTCGCTCATCATGACCTCCATTATGGTACCAGGAGTTTAATGGGAACAACAATCATCGCCTGGTCGTCGATGTCTCCTGGGTCTCGGAAAATCCGCCCGCTGATGAAGCAGTGATGGACGAGGCCGCCGAGGGTGTTGCGTTTGTCCAGGAAACCGGGATCATCAGGCCGAGGCTCAAGGGCAAGCCGAACCCCCTTGATGATAAGATTGTTCTCGATGGCGGGGATCGCCTTCTTGTCCTTGCCTGTGGCATGGTAGATGATCCAGTTTGCTTCGAGCGTCGTTTTGTAGGGCAGGTTGGTCGTCTGCCCCTCGGTCGACGTATGCTCGGATTGAAAACACGCCGGCTGGGACGCGCTCGGCACGTCACTGAACAGTTGCACCCGGCGGGACACAATCTTGAACCTGCGAGCACCTGGCGTATCACCCTGACGCTGCCAGCGAACGTCGGTCATTCTCTGCGCGAGTGTGTAGAAGATCAGTTCCTCATCGATCATCGTCCAGCCCTCATTTTAGCACGGATGCCTTTCACCACCGCGTTCTTCACGTCTCGACCAATACGGGGGGACAGCTCGCGGTAAGCATCCCTCATGAACCACGTTGGCGGGATCATGCCGCCAGGGTGAAAGACACGGGTGGCAAAAACCTTGTCGCCCGTTGCCGCCATGAAGGCAAGTATCTTAGCCTTCTTCGGATAGATCATGTGAGGCGGAGTGGCCGCACCCTCTTCCTGAGCACGAGCATAGGGTATGCCTTCAATGTAGACCTTCCCGTCTACTCGAATGCCGTCATCCACGATCTGGACCTTGACGGCGTCTTTCATGTGGGTAGGGCTACCGCTATACTCTTTCGGTTTGTCTTGGGTCTTGTTAAGCCGTGACTCGATATTTGCCCGAACCTTGTCGGCCATCTCTTCCGTCAACGCACGGGTCTTTTCCAGCAGAATAGCCCGAACAGTGTCGGGCATTTGCTCAAGGTTCCGAAGGAGGTGTCGATCTCCCAGGACCGTCAGTTGAAGAAGGTCAGCCATCAGACGGGGATCACATTCCGATAGGGTTGCAGGTATCCGCGGACTGCGTCATTCATATCCGAGTTAACGAAAGACACGGACTCCCCGACGCCGCCGGATAGCGACTTCGACAACACCCCGATCCGATCACGGCGCTTATACCACTCACCGATGATTTCCGTAACGCCGAAGCTAACGTCAGGCGGGCAATAGGCGTAGGTGATGACGGCGGTCTTGGTTGCGTCGTTATTCGAGAAGGTGTAGACCCCACTCTCATCGACCGAGTATTGACCCGTTGAAGGATCAGCAGTAACCTTAACAGCAGTCAAACTATTGATGGTAACACCGACGTCTGCTACCCACTGCCCGCCATTAGATGGGGTCACGGTAACAGTCTCAGGCTCGTCGGACAGCTCAAGCACGTAAGCCTGTGAGGTTCGATACCCCGCCTGATAGATGATTTGGCAAGGAACCCGATAATAGAAATGATAGCCGTAAAGCTCAAGCGACTGCGGAGCATCGCGAGCATCACTGACTGTATAGCCCTCGCTGGGAAGGCCGCCTTGGCCGAGTGTGGAGGCCTGAACCAAGGAACCCCCGATGCCCACAGAGGAGACGGAGATAACGGGCCAGTTCCGGAGGAGCATCGAAGACTTCCCGTTGCCTCGGAAGTTCTCGGTGAAGGTCTGTGAAGCGAACCCGCCACGGTTCATGTAGTTGAGGGCGAACTGAGAGGCTGCATCGATGATCCGCGTGAGCAGCTCATCGCTGTCACTCGTATCGATACCGAGCCAATCCTTTACGGCGGCAAGAGTGGTCAGCCTCTCAGTCATTCGCTCAGTCCTCGCTGTCGGAGGCGGCTTCCTTGGCCAGGCGCCGCAGCTTCTTGAGGCTCATCGAGTTGTCGGCATCACCGCCTCGCTCTTCGATGAACTGGACGAGTTCGTCCTTGTCGTCCATCCCCTCGATCAAGGTCTCGACATCGGCCGGGTCTTCATAGTACTCGATGAAGCCCAAACGCTTCAGGGTCGGGAGGTGGTCGGGATTGACGACTTCGATCACACCCGACTTGGGGATGGTATACTGGTGTCCTTCGATGGACGCTTCGGCGCTGGTATTTTCCGGCGCCTTCATCAAGGTCTTCTGGTTACTCATTGGATTGTCCCTTCAAGGCTGCGCGTATAAAGGCGAAGTGAGGAGGCTCCGCGCAGAACCCCCTCACCCCTTGCGACCCGCTTAGCCGATGTTGGCGATGACGCCCATGCTCGGCGGGAAGTAGTGCTGGAGCACCTCGTCGGCATAGACGCCATACTCGTACTTACGAGTGCGCAGCGGCCATTCGATCTGGTAGTACTCCTGACGGGTGCGGACGCACATGACGTTCCCGACGCCGCTCACCGGATACGGAAGAGTCCGCGAGGTGAACAGGATCATGCCCTGCGGCATGTTCGGGTGGATACGCACCTTCAGCACGTTGGCGCCGTTCATGGAGAAGCGGTTCAGGTAGGTGGCGACCATGACGCCGCCTGCAATCATCCCCTGCTCCATGTTGACGACGATCCGGTAAGCACCGGACGAATTGGTCGCCAAAATCTTCTGCGAGATGGCCAGCGCCTGATCCGAGCTCACCCAGATGGTGTCAGGGGTCAGACGATAGTTGTCCCAGAAGCTCTTGAGGGCAACGTCGATCTCGACGATACCGCCCGCATTGTCCGTCGAGAGGCTTGCGCCGTTCAGCGAATTATAGTAGGCGTTCGACCCTGCCTTCATCGCCTGCGTGAGCAGGCCGTCGAAGACGAGATTGTTCGTCGAATTGTCGGCCGAGGGCAGACTTGCGTAGTTCTGCGTTCCCGAGCCGGCGTCGGTGGTCAGCACCGCACGGTTGACCGTGGTGATCGCGCCGAGCGTTGCCGCAGCACCCGAAGCACCCCAGAACCAGGCGTAGGCAACAGCACCCCGAACGGCAGCAACCGTCGCGGTGATCGAGCCAGTGGTGCCCGTGGTTGCAACCGAAGCCGTCGCCGACTTCTGTGCAGAGCCACCGCCGAAGGTATCCACAGAGGCGTCGGCGTTGGTGCGCGTGACCTCGGTCGGGATGCCTGCGGTAACCGATGCGTTGACGTAGCCCTCGAGAGTGAGAGCGACGCAAGCAACGTGCTTGGTGGTTGCGGTCATGGTACCGCCGGTCGTCGAGCCGAGCAGCGACGGGGTGGGAGTGGTGCCGAGGGCGACCGTCCCGTTCCCACCGAGGATCAGCATCTCTTCGCCCAGCATCAGGGCTTCGAGACCTACCTTGGCAGCGAGAGCACGAATGTCCTCGAAGCCCTGGCCGGCATACTGTGCCTCGAAGTCCACGTTGTCTTCGATGCCGATACCCTTGTAGGCAGCCGCATAGTCAGCAACGGTGACCGCCATCACGGCGCCGCGGTTACCGCCGCTGACACCAATCCGAATACCGGACGTGTTGATACCCGTGACCGCTTTCCAGTTGGCCTGGATACCGCCCTTGCCCGAGACGCGCGGAATTTCGTTGCGCAGCGGGGTCAGGACCGGATACAGGAACTTGGCGCCGATTTCCAGGTCGTAGAAGGTCAGGCCGGTGGTGGCCGAACCAGATTGCGAGAAGGTGCTCTTGGCGAGCGCTTCGGGCAGGGTGGGGTTCATGATCTGCGGGGCATCGCCGAGCGCCTTCATGAGAGCGTCGAGCGAAGCACCTGCAGCGAGGCCCTGTTCTTGCACTATATTCATAACTACCTCTTTCATTTGTGCAGTTGGTTGACGAAAACCTTTACCGTCCCCGGTAAAGGGCAGTGGTTGGCTCCCGTCCCCGGTCGCCTCGTTGCCTCTTTATTGCTGCTTGAGACGCAGCTGCTGACCTCCCTGGGCGTGGGAGGCCTTAATCATCATGGTTGCCATGGCGTCGGGCCCATGAGTTGCAAGCATCTCCTGGACGACAGCGATCTTCTCGGCTTCAGTCGATGCCTGCTTGCCGAAGAACATGCCGTCACCGCCCTTTTCCATGAAGTTACGCGGAGCGCGAGGAAGCGGGGTGTCCTCGATAGCCTGCATCCGCTTGGCCAGTTCCTCCACCTTTTCGACCGCTTCACCGGCGACCTTCTTCAGCTCGGCATTCTCTGCCCCAAGGGCATCGAAACGCTTCTGCATCGGCGGCGAGAGCACGTCATCATCCGTGGACCCTGGCGTCGCCTCAACGTAGCCGAAAGTCTTGGCCAGCTTCTCAAGCTGTTCGACCGCCTGTTCGAGTTCGTCTTCCACAGCCTCGATCAGCTCGACCACGTTCTTGGCCAGGTCGTTTCCTTCGCCGGCGGCCCGATAGTAATAGTCGTAGGCATAGCGCGGTGACAGGTCGGCATCAAGGCCGGCGACCAGCTCAGCAATCTGCTGCTTTGAGTAGTCCATGAAAGAGTCACCGAAAGCACCGAGGTGCTTCGTCAGCTCAGCCGCAACCTCGCTGTCCACCTTGTCGTTGCCTTCGAGCTTTCCTTCAGCCTTGATGGTACGCGCGAGGCCTGCAACGTCCCCGAGCATGTTGGCAAAGCGGCTGACGGTATACATGCCCTTCTCGAGCAGAGGTGCACCATCTTCACCCCGAGGCAGCTCAAGTTCGAGAACAGCCTTGTGGAGATCATCGACCCGGTCGAGGCTGAGGATCGACACAACTTCCGCCTCGTCCTCAGGCTGCAAGGCCTTGCTCAGCCGTTCGCGCAGCTTGTCAGCATCGGTCTTCGGCTCAGGGGCTTTCTGAAAGGCCTCCTCATGAGCCATCGCATCGGCCTTCTTCTCGAAGGTCTTGCCGTCGCTTGCCGTCCACATTTGCTTCACCCCGGGCGGAGTGGTTTTCTCGACGGCACCGGAGGCTTCATCTCCGGACGCCGAGTCTTCAGCTCCTTCGTCTGCCTTGCCTTCTTCGGTTTCTTCTTCGGCTGCTCCTTCACCGGCCTTGCCCTCCTGGCGCTGTTGCTCCAGTGCGGCTTGTGTCGCACCGACCTTGGCCAGCTCTTCGCGAGCGGCTTCGATATGGTCCGCCCAGGTGGTACCGTCATCCGCGGCTTTCGCCAATTCACCCGCCTTCTCAGCAACCTGAGCAGCGGTCGGTTCCACAGTCGGGGAGGGTGCAGCCTTCTCAGCCTTGGCCTTCTTTTTCTTGGCCGTTTCTTCGTCATCGTCGGTGACGCCGGCTTCGGGCTCTCCCTCCTTCATTCCGTCTTCAGCCTTGGCAAGCTCGGGCCACTGGTCGGCGTCGTGCTCCACCTTGAACTCGATCAGCTCTTCGGCACCATCGGCCTTGACGAGCTGGAAAGTTGCCGAAGGAACGCAGGGGTTGTCGACCAGGCTCACCTCGTTCGGGACCGCGGTGAACTTCTTGATCTTCTTGTTGTCATTGGCGGTCTCGGTCCACTTCTTCCCATAGCTGCCGCCGACGCTGAAGCCGGTATAGCAACCTTCAAGGACCTTGTTCCACTCGGCGTCATCAACCACCTTTGCGCAGACATCGATGGCCTTCTCGTCGTCATCGAACGACAGATCGGTCAGCTTGCCGGCCACAGACAGCCCGTGCATCACGCGGACATTGCCCTTCGACAGGCCGCCGGATGCTTCATGGATTTCATTGGACCATTTCTCGAAGTTGGGCTTCGAGGTTTCGTAGTCCATCACCTCCCCGGACTTGTCCAGGACTTCCTGGGTGATCCGACCATAGACGAGGCGCTGTTCCTCGTCCACCTTCATCAGCGGGACGAATACCCGCGCCTTCGACTTACTCATGCCGTAGCTCCTTCATTCATGGTTCGCAGAAATGCCGCCAGTTGTTCTTGATCGCCAGCGGCTACGAGACTTTCCAGAGTCTTGACCACGCCGGCCTTATCCTCCTTCTTCTCTTCGTCGCCGTCGTCTTGCTGTTGGCTTCCTTGCTCACCCGGATCAGGCGAGTTGATCGGATCGCCATTCTCATCCAGCTTTTCGCCCCCTTGAGCCTGAGCGGTCAAGGTAAGGGGCGCAAGGCCGTTAGAGGTCATAAACATCGGTTGGTCAAACATGGGGTCGTCATAGGGCTCACGGCCCATATCCTGACGCGCCTCATTCATGGACAGCAAGCCATCCTTCAGGTAGCCCGATGTAATCTGCTGACGCTTGGTCGGGTCAAGCTCGTCGTCTCCCCGCCACGTAAACTCAAAGTCCGCTGCATCAAGGTCTTCAGCAAGGACAGTATCGATGAGGTCCTTGATCCAGTTTTGGATCGGCGCTAGCCCTGTGGAAGCAGCTTCCTGTGCAGCGGTATCCGAAGTCGCCCGGTTCATCATCTGCAAGAAAGGCTGGGGAGAAAGGCTGAACGCAAAGCAAGTTACTCGTGCCAGCCATTCCTCAGCCTTGCCGAATAGCTCGGTTTCCTGCGTGGGAATATACGTCTTGCCGACCGCTGAAGGAACGAAGCGAGCCTTGCGGCGCTCGCCGAGGTTTCCTGCAAGGAGATTATCGAACCATTCCTGGAACGTCCTGATCTGATCGGGGGTCCACTGCTCGGGGACGCCGATCAAGGCGGAGGGCATGTTGCCTTCGGTGAAGAAATTGAGCTGGAAGATTTGCCGACGTAGACCAATGTTAATGGTCATGAGCAGCTGTTCCACAGGCGAGTAGCCGTAGACCTTATGAACCCGCAGGTTACGCGGGCGGTATAGCAGCTCGGACGCCCGGTAATTAACTGCCGGCATCCCCTTGAGGATTTGTTGGTAGGCGGTGTCATCGGGATGCTCGGGAGTCCGGCCCCAATCGTCGAGAACACGGCGGACAGTTGCACCATCAATCTGGTCGAGGGCGATCAGCTTACCGCCTCGGGTCTTGCGCCGATGCAAGGAGACGGCATCGACCACAAACAGGTCCTCGAGGATCATCCTCAGCCAGGCGTTCCAGCTGTGGTCGCCATCAGGCTTCAAAAAGAACTTGGTCAGTTCCTTGATCTTGTTCCGCTTCTGAGCGGTCATCTTTTCCTTGGAGTCACGAAGCTGGATCACCCACCGAAGGCGTTCCATGGCGTCCTTGCGAGTCTCGATGATGAGGCGCAGCAGGTCGTAGGCGTCAGCAAAGGCTCGCAGCGTGGCGAAAGAGATGGGCTCGTAGGCCCGCGTCTGGTTGATGATGTTGTAGCCGTTGGGGAAGTCGAAAGCACGGCCCTTGACTTCCTCGGGTGCTTGAGGTGCCATCGGTTGACCAGGGCCAAACCAGTCAGCACCTTTGCCGGTGTTGCCGAATGTCATCCCGACAGTATAAGGTGCCGTAAAGCTACCGGGGTTCAGCGCGACTTCGCGGCCCCCACCAGCTGCAGCTCGTTGACTCCTTGCCATGTCGTACTCGAACCCCCATCAGGACGGTAGTGGCATCGATTGCTCGAAATACCTACGAAAACCAGCACTTTCGAGAGGTTTTACGTCGATCTCCCGGACGTGGAAAAGCCCGTCCTGGTCGACCATGTATTTCTCACCGTCAGCACCGAATGCCGTATTTATACCTTGAGGGGCTTGAAGAGAAATAAGGGTACCAGTCAACGCGGGCGCTTTACCCGTCAGTCGATCAGCAACAGCTTTGGCTTCTTGACGGTAATAATCCATCAGCCCTTCGTGCGAGATCGATCCAACCATGAGCTCTGTCAAGCCCCAGACCAGCGCGTCCATTCGGTCGGGAGAATAGCCCATGTTGCCATCAGGCGTGAACTCACACATCTGATCCTCAAGCTCTGGGAATGTTCCGACGTGGTGAACCCTCTTCTGCTCATAAAGCTGCGACACCGGCTCAGCTCGAACGTACTTGCCGCGGGTTGCATGGACTGCCTTCAATGGCACAAAGTCAGCCGTCCGCATAAGGTCATCCTTCAAGGAACGTGCTGCGCCTCGAAGAACAGCAGCAACCATCTCCCCGCCTTGGTTAGCCTCATAGACGATGTTGTCCGCCTCCCATTCGTCAAAGGCAATAACCGCGGCGCGGCCCCACTCTTCGGGAGAACCGGCAAGCGACAAGTCTTCTAAGACGTATCCACGACCTTCGCTGTCACGGCCAACAACCACAATGCCCGTTTCCGCCGCGGCTTCACCGATCTCCTTAGCGGGATCGACCGCAACAATGACACGGGAAAAGTGAGGCAAGTGGATGGGGGTAAGACTATCGACCGGGCGAAGACGAGACTCGTCAATCATCGTCCGACTCCACAGTGCGCCGGGCGTATCATCAAGGAGCTCAGCGTTAAGCTCCTGTCGGCCGATCCGGGTGCCCTCATACTTCTCGACTACCGCTTTACGGAAAGGCGGCGCAAGGTTGATCAGGTTTTCCATGGTCGTGCCCTTGGTGATCGCCGTATCACTCCGGAGAATAATGTCCTTGAGCAGCTTCATCGGTCGAGGCGTCGTAGTTACGAGCTGCTGGGGGTGGTCACCCAAGCGAAGACCGAACTGCAAGTTATCCCACGCTTCCTGTGCATACCGCCACTTGCACAGCTCGTCGCACCATGCGCCATCGAACTGCGGACCGCGGAGTGAGTCATAGTCTTCTGCGGAAAACAGGGTTGCTTGTGCGCCGTTCGGCCAAGTCAGTCGACGCTTCGAAGGCTCATACTTGGGCTTGAAGTCTCGGGGCGAACAGGCAAGGATACCGGACTCACCCTCGACCATAACGTCACGGGCGTCAGCGCTGTCTTCTGCCACAAGGGCGATACGCTTGCACTTGCCTTCACGCACCCACTTGATGATTGTCTCTGCACCGCATCGCGTCTTACCGAAACCGCGTCCAGCAAGAATAAGCCAAGTTACCCAATGCTCACCGTTTTCTAAGACCGGGGCCGGCTCAAGCTGGTTGGGACGTGCCCACAGTTCCCAAGTGTGTAGGAGGTCATCCGCCTCTTCGTCGGTAAGGTCTTCAAGCTTGCTCAGGTCAATGTTCTTGAGGTGCTCGTTACGCAGCTTGGTCCCGTCGACTTCCTTCAGCCGCTGCTCGACGCTTGCGTCCACGGATAGGTCCATCTCCAGGTGCAGGGAGTGCGAGGATCGGCGGTGGCCCTTCGCCATGTCCTTCAAGTACTCCTTGCTCCTCCGGCGAGCTTTCTTCGGAAATCGCCCCTTGAGACTGGAGCCGCGCAATTCGATTGAGCAGCTTCGCTTTGCTTCCTTCGACACTGATACCTCCACTCAGTTCAAGCTTGCTGCCGCGGTCATACTTCTCGGGCCTACGAGCCTTCAGTATCATCGCCATCAGCGGGTCGGACTTTTTGAGGGCTCTCTCGGTTGCGGCGTCCTCGATAAAGTCAGTTCCTTCCTCCATCGCCTCATCCCAGTCGGCGGCAAAGTCGGGATCGGTCTCGCGCCACTTCTTAACCTGACGAGCAGTCAACCCCGCGGCGTTAGCGGCAAAGGAGACGGACGAACCAACCGCCAGCTGGTCCAAGAAAATCTTCCGTCGTTTGTATGTGCGAACAAAGTGGGACATGGGCAGTTGATCTCGTATCGCGTTCAAGGTAAAATGCACGTCGTTCCCAACAAGGAGTTCAACGCATGGCACGAGCAAGAAAATCCCATATAAGCAATGAAGAGAAGGTGAAGAACCGCAGCGGCCCCCTTGAGTACCCCTACGTTGTCTATTGCTCGTACCATCGTGAAGGCGAAGACCACGCTCGATGCTTAGTCCTGAAGTTCACCGATCCCGCGAGCGCGCGTAACATGGTGGACCAGGTCATCGGGAATGACGAGTGGGAGTGGCAGCTGTGGATGGGCCGCGACGACATGGTGGTTACATCGAAGGGGATCAAGATACGAACTTGGGGCAACGAGATGCGAGAGATCATGAGCGTTGACCCCGCCGACGTTGAACGTGAAGAAATCAAGCATGTCCTGCAGTTTAAGTATAGCTCTCCCGAGGGCGGCCGAAAAGAAAAGCTGCCCGTCCACAACCCGCTGAACGATGACCCCGCCACAGTCCGGCCCGGGAAGCCCGTCAAAGAGAAAGCTCCTCCCAAGCCGAAGGTTGATCTGTCGGGAATGGTTACTGCGAAGGATATTGCCAAGAAACTTAAGGTCGAAGGACGAGAAGTTCGCGGCGTCCTTCGATCACTCAAGCTGACCAAGCCCGATCACGGATGGGCCTGGTCCAAGGATGAAGCAGCGAAGATCGAGGAGAAAGTTCATGCTGGCCTCAAGGAAGCCAAAGCCAAGAAAAAGTGAAGACCCCGACCTGTTCGGTCATCCCGGCTGGGAAAACGAAACGCCGATCATGGACGCCCATGCTGCGGTTGAGTTTGTGCTCGCCGGCAAAGCGAAGATCACCCTGCGCTCGGAAAAGACCGGGAAGCACTACACGTTCAAGATCAGGAAGAGCGACGGCGAGAGCTGGTTTGTCTCACGCTTGGCCGGGGGCAGTTGCTATCGGTATCTTGGGACGATCTTCCCGGAGGGCTTCCGCTCGACCAGGAAATCGGAGCACCTGACGAAGCATTGGCTCAAGGAGAGCTTTGATGCCTTTGATTGGTTCTGGCGTCGATTGAACCAGGATCAGAAAATCCCAGAGGGCGTCAAGCTATTCCATGCTGGCCGCTGCGCCGCCTGTGGGTTAGAGCTTACTGATCCGGTATCAATCAAGATCGGTTTTGGCCCGGACTGTGCAAAGAGGCGGTTGCAACGTCCTTTCATGTGTGTTAGGTAAATCGCATGAATATCTTTGCCGTATCACGTCACCCCTCACGCTGTGCTCGAGCACTCGATGACGGGCGGTTAAACAAGATGATCCTTGAAGCTACCCAAGTTCTATGCACCGTCTTCAATCTTGAGGCTGACACGACAGGTAAGTCTATGGTAACTCCCTACCGAAACTCGCATGTCCATAACCCTATCACCAAGTGGACTCAGTCTTCAAAGCATCATCAAGCTTGGCTATATGCTTTGGGTATCGCCTATGGCGAGGAAATCATCTACCGCTTCGGTCGTAAGCATGCCTGTCAGCTTGTTCTCGAAGGGTTAACCTTCAGGTATCCGCACTTACTCAAGTATCGAGAACTACAAATCGGGGAGTTCCACAATGGCGCTCGTCATCGTAAGTTGGGTCTTGACTTTACCCACCTACCCGCGGGTAAAGCCTACCGTGCTTACTTACGTAGACGTTGGGAACTTCAAGAGACAACCCCCACTAAGAGCGGTAGGATTATACCTCCCCGCTGGACCCGCAGAAAGGAACCGATATGGCGCTAGCAAAAGGGCCGCCGGGAATAAACCCAACGGCCCTCCGTGCTGTCCCTCCGGAAGGGTCAGAGTTTCGAGCGGTCGTAGCCACCCGATGCGTCGGTCTGAAGACCGTTGACCGCCGAGTTGTGCGAGCCGTGACTCGGGTCGATTGCCGCCGGCTCATCCTCAACGACTTTACCCTCGGTCGTTGCATCAGCAGCCTGCTCGGTCGTTGCCGCTTCTTCAACCTGTTCGGTCGTTGCATCAGCAGCCTGCTCGGTCGTTGCCGCTTCTTCAACCTGTTCGGTCGTTGCATCAGCAGCCTGCTCGGTCGTTGCCGCTTCTTCAACCTGTTCGGGCTTCTTCGCCATAGTCATTCTCCTTT